ATGGCCGGATATCAGGAAAGCCGTTATAGCTTTACAGCCAGAGGTGGTTCCTATATCTACAGTTCTGAGGAGGGATTCAGAGATGATATCGGCTCCTTCCCGAATGGAGAAAGAGCAATCGGCTACAAACAACGTTTTAAAATGCCCTACATTGGCTTGACTGGAAGTTATCGTTATGAAGATTTTGAACTCGGTGGCACATTTAAATACAGCGGCTGGGTGGAATCATCTGATAACGATGAACACTATGACCCGGGAAAAAGAATCACTTATCGCAGTAAGGTCAAGGACCAAAATTACTATTCTGTTGCAGTCAATGCAGGTTATTACGTAACACCTAACGCAAAAGTTTATGTTGAAGGCGCATGGAATCGGGTTACGAATAAAAAAGGTAATACTTCACTTTATGATCACAATGATAACACTTCAGACTACAGCAAAAATGGTGCAGGCATAGAAAACTATAACTTCATCACTACTGCTGGTCTTAAGTACACCTTTTAACAACGTTAAATAGATTTTCTCCCCGGTGGTATTGTATCGCCCCGGGGAATTTGTTTACCGTTAAGAGCAACAATATCCCCTAAACTTGTAAGCATTTAACCTGCCTCCTAACGTGTAAGCTCTTACCACAACACTAGACTCAATATATTCAAATTCGCTATGCCGTGACATCATTTAACGCCTTGTAATTCATCTCCATAATTGATTTAATTCACAAATAAAACTATAACATGGTGAAATTAATGAAAAAAAACACAGATGATGGGGCTAAAATTTACACACCACTTACCCTAAAGCTTTATGACTGGTGGGTTTTGGGAGTATCAAATCGGCTTGCATGGGGATGTCCTACAAAGGAGCACCTTCTTCCACACTTTCTGGAACATTTAGGTAACAACCATCTGGATATTGGTGTTGGAACTGGGTTTTACCTTACTCACGTACCTGAGAGTAGTCTGATATCTTTAATGGATTTGAACGAAGCTAGCCTGAACGCGGCATCTACAAGGCTGGGGAATCAAAAATTAAACATAAAATTAGCCATGATGTTTTTGAACCTTATCCCGCAGCGTTACATGGTCAATTTGATTCCATTTCCATGTTTTACCTTCTTCACTGCCTGCCTGGAAATATATCTACAAAAAGCTGTGTAATACGCAATGCGGCGCAGGCCTTAACTGACGATGGAACTCTATACGGAGCCACAATTCTTGGCGATGGAGTTGTGCACAATAGCTTCGGTCAAAAACTGATGTGCATTTACAATCAGAAAGGCATCTTTTCAAACACAAAAGATTCCGAAGAAGGCTTAACACATATACTCTCAGAGCATTTCGAGAATGTTAAAACCAAGGTTCAAGGTACTGTAGTAATGTTTTCCGCTTCAGGGAAAAAATAGCATCCAACCGCAGCACGTTCTTGCTTAAGACGTGCTGCGGCATAATCCCAATGATTACTCCCTGACAGTTCGTAGGCCACTCAATATCAGGTGCAGTTGATGTATCAACACGGTTCAGCAACACCCGATACTTCTTCCAGGCTTCCAGCAACGAGGTTTCTTCCTCCGTTGCATATACAGCTCACCTTTTTTCACCCACGATTAACCAACAGCCAGACCAGCAGACACGCCACCACCGGCACAGCAAAATCCATCAGACTTGCTACATCCCATGCACGTGGGTCAAAACCGCCCCACCACGGCATATTCATACGCTTGCCATGCCCGAACATTTCAATCCAGCGATATTCTGCCTGGGTATGTTCACGCGCAATGAAGAACGAACAACCAGCTATCGCCCCGTAAGCCCAGTTTCCGGTAAAAAGGCCAATCAGTACCTGCGCAGCCACAGCACAAAGCGCGTGAAGGAAAGGTGTTATATCCATTACTCCTCCTTTATCCAATATCGCTTCGGGAAGTTAATAACAACTTTAATTCTGACTCAAGTTCATCAACTCTTTCAGTCAGTTTCTGGATATGGTGAATCAGTGGAACGACCAGACGTTCGTACATTACACCTTCGGCAACAAGGCCATTGCTGGAAATGGTTTCCGGTGCATCATCTTCGTTAGCTGGTCGCCAGTGAACAAACTGAGGGGCAATTTCTCCTACTTCCTCGGCAATCAATCCATAGAATCCCCAACCGCGCCTGTCATTTTCGCATTGCGACCTGTACCATACAGGGCGCATCTTGAAAATGAGATCGGCGTGCTCTGAATCTATCGTCTCTACTGAATGTTTATAGCGGATAGACGATGTTGACCGCAGCACAGACGAAATTGCAGGGTCAGGATTAAGATAAAGATTTGCCGCCGCTGTAGTTGTGCCCAATCCCCATAAATAAAACGCTTCACGGCCAGTCAGCGGGTAAAAATCTCCGCCATAACGACCACTTTCCAGATCGTTCACTTCCACTTTGTTTTTCAGCTTATTATCAACTTCAGTTTTTGTGTATCTGGTGCTGATATCCTGCTTTGCACTGGTCATATCAGTCTGAAGCGTTGATACTTTTCCGTTAATTGAGGAAATATCTTCCTTAGCTTTACTGACATCTCCCTTTAGCGTGGTAATGTCTCCCGGAATTACTGTCGATGTAGCCATTTTTCTTCCTCACATCCAGCCACGAAGTTGATGCTCAACAGCAACCACGTATTCATCGAATATTGACGGTGTTTTCACATCATTAATGATGCGCACGTTTACAAAATATCCGTCTTCCTTAACACATACCGGTTCGCCATCTTCATTCAGTTCTCCGGTTTCTTTGTACACGTTACCTATCACGTCAATGAGAATATCATCCTGCATCGACTCGTCATCATAATAGCCAATGCTATCCATAAAGGCCGAAAAGTCGGCCCTGTCAGAAAATTTTAGTGTTAAATCTTTCATTTAATACTCTCCCCCATTTGTGCATCAGTTAACGCTTTATGCCAAATCCTGAAATTTCGGATGTGTCCGAATATATGACGCTCACCCGTACTGGTTTGCCCACCAAATCTTATCGTTGCAGTTGGTGCTACATGAATATAATCTGTCCTTGCAGACGATGAAAAAACAGAATTACAAAACGCTTGAGTATCTCCATTTTCTTTACACCTAAAGCCAGAGATAAACTTTCGATTTGTTGTTTTTACATACTTATTAATTCTTGTAGCGCCATCACCCATATCAACATAGGGCGATCCAGTATCAACCGCAGTCCCACCACGTAGACCATAAATTATGCCTGCCCCGCTTTTTGACCCGTAAAATCCATTATTCTAGGTGCGGCATTTGGCGGAGAATCCCATTCCCAATTAAGATTAGTTTCGCACATTACAGTAAGCGGTAAATTGTAGATATTGTTTTTGATCGGGATTGTAACTAAATCACTCGCTCTTGTCGTTGTCGCAGATCCAGAAATAATAAAAGAAGAAGCACTGCTACCAACTTCAAATTGCGGTGTCGTTATCATCCACTGATCACCAATCTGTATATCTCGTTTATGTGCACCAACTTCAATTCGACCATAAAATGTTTTGTCTTCTGCGGTTTTATAAGTCAAAGATACAAACAACCATCCATTGGATTCAATTTTAGTATATACTTTCGTCGAGCTTCCGCCTGCAGGAGTTCCTAAAACTTCGCCCGTTTCCGCATTTATATAGGCATTCGAAGAAAGAGTATTACTAGAGCCATCATCATTTACATAAGCAATCCTCGGATATACTGTCAGAACCCCATCACCAGCAACTTTTTTAACTCGGAAGGATATTGTAAGAGATTCCCCTGCCTTTGCTGGCATTGATCTTGGATATCCAGTTGAAATAAATGTAGCGCGTCCGGTAGTGCTTGTTTCGGCTACAACATTAATAAGACCATAGGTAAAACCAAATTCATCTTTGCCATTGGTTATATTCAATTGTGCGGCTTTATTCCATAACGACGGATTATTAGAATCTGCAAATGAATTGCTTCGTTGGCCTTCAATCAGTAAACCATCTTTTTCAAATCGTGGTTCGTCGATTGCTACAATTTTCAGTTCCCCGGATTTATTGACATATGTAGCCGTTGATGCACGTTTAAACTTAACAATCTTGTCGCCAGGCATCGTTATTTCATCGTCACCAATAACAATTTTTTTATATGATGGCGAAAAGCCGTAATCATATCCAGTGAATCATTAAACGGTATCCACACATCGGGCAACGGCTGCAAAACTTGTTTATACGGCTCCGCTGCCTGGCTTGCATACTCTCTGGCTGCGTCTTCACTTGCTTTAGCTGCTGTCTGGCTTGCTGCCGATGCTTGCGCCGAGTTCGCCGCCGCAGTCTCGCTCGCCTTTGCGTTGGTTTCACTGGTTTTTGCAGCTTTTTGACTGTTGGCTGATGCAGTGGCAGAAGAAGCCGCCGCACTTGCAGAACCAGCTGCGGCACTCTCGCTTTGGGCCGCTGCATCCTGACTGTTTTTCGCCGCAGTTTCGCTGGCTTTGGCATTCGTTTCGCTGGTCTTCGCTGCCGTCTGGCTGGACTTTGCGTTAGTTTCGCTCGTCTTCGCTGCTTTCTGGCTGTTAGCCGCAGCAGTTGCTGATCCAGCTGCTGAAGTCGCAGAACCGGCTGCAGCACTCTCGCTTTCGGCTGCTGCAGCCTGACTGCTTTTCGCCGCAGTTTCACTGGTTTTGGCATTCGTTTCGCTTGTTTTCGCTGCCGTCTGGCTGGACTTTGCGTTGGTTTCGCTCGTCTTTGCGGCTGTTTCGCTATTTTTCGCGTTGGTTTCTGATTTTTGGGCTGCTGTCGCGGAGTTTGCCGATGCAGTCTGTGAGGCCGCTGCCGCCTGTGCGCTGTTAGCTGCATTCGTTTCTGAGCTTTTCGCCGCGTTCTTCGATGATGCCGCAGCAGCTTCGGATTTCTTTGCCGCCGCTGCGCTCTGAGAGGCGGCTTCAGCGTTGTGTGCCGCTTCTTCCACCATTGCCTCAAAACGACGCAATGCCTCCGGCATGACATCATCTTCCGTCATGGCACCGAGAAAATCATTCAGCGTACCTGGTCTGGAGCCTTCATAGACGGTAATGGTCCCGGCATGTGAAGGCGGAAAATCTTCAACCAGCAGGGTGACGCTGTACTGGCCATACTCAACATCCATGCTGTAACGTCCGGCTTCATCCGGATTTTCAGAAGCCACCGTGTTCACCAGTACCGTGGTGCTGTTACGCTTTGCCTTCAGTTGAATAGTGCAGTTCTGTATTGGTTTTCCCGCACCATCTTTCAGCACACCTGAGATTTTTACTGCTGCCATATCCACTCCACAAAAAAGCCCGCCTGAACCGGCGGGCTGTCATAACACTGTGTTACCTGGCTAATCAGAACTTATAACCGACACCCACGATGAAACCGTCAGTGCGCCAGTCGCCACTGCCGGAGCCTTCATAAGCAATATCAATGGCCACGGATTCGGTCGGGTTAAACTGCACGCCAGCTCCCCACGCCAGAGACGTGTTGCTGTGGCGATCGTCATCACTTCCGGTCAGCACATCGTGCGTTTTCCCCTTGTTGTCAGTTACGCGGAGATAATCCCCGGAGAACGTCGAAACACGGCTGTAAGCCACACCTGCCATCGCATAAGCACTGAACCATTCATTCACGCGTACAGATGGCCCCGCCATCATGCTGAACCAGCGGTTACGCACTGAATCTTCATGCCAGTGGGTATCGCTGTAATGCGTTCTTTGCTCATCTTTGGCATTGGCATAACTGAATGACGTCACCAGCCCCAGCGTGTCCGTAAATTCATAACGGTATTTCACGTTAATGCCCTTCAGGTCATCACTGCCTGGCATATCAGTATGGGTCTGAAGATACCCGGCGCTTAGTGTGGACTGATGCTCTGCTGCGCTCGCTGGCGTACCAGCGGCAACCAGCCAGACTACTGCGGACAGAATAACAGCACATAATTTACGCATAATTACCTCTCGCTTTTCTGCAATAAAAAAGGCACCATTTCTGGTGCCCGTATCTGGGTTATAAAATTCAGCTAATCGTGATGCCTGCAGTGGCTTTCTTCATCACAACAACCAGCAAATCGCTGATACTTGCTGTGGGATACCAGCCATTTACCAGCCATGCTGACACCGAAAACTCCAGTGTCATGTGACCGTGACCGGCAGGCATATCAATAACGCCACTGTAAATCAGCGTATTATCCAGCGCGGTACGGTTATAAATTTCAGCACCGTTTTTCCGCACTATCAGACGGCATGAGGAGTAAATATCAGTATGCTCTCTCTCATGCTTAGCGCCACTGAATGCCACCGCCGGAATAACAATTTGCCGGTCAAACGGCTGATCGTCATAAACCCTGACGGTAATGGTCCCTGATGGCCACCGCTCCGGTGCCCGGGAGTCACGGGGGAAAGCTTTGCCCACTGTTTTAACGAGATCGCCTTCAATCTGGTTCGCGGACAGTTTTCCCAGAACCCGGCAGTTCTCGTTAATCGTGACGTTGTTGAGCGTCCCGGAGTTCGCATTCACGTTACCGCTGATATCGGCATTTTTCGCCGTCAGCCGCCCGTCCGGTGTCAGGGAAAATGCCGGAGGATTACCGCCGCTGGTAATGGTGGGAGCCGTCAGATATTTCAGGAACACTTCGTTCATGAATATCTGATTGCCCTGCGCCACAAACATCGGCGTTTCATTCCCGTTTGCCGGGTCAATAAATGCGATACGGTTAGCGGCAACCAGGAACTGGCTCAGTTTGCCTTCCTCCGTGTCCTCCATGCTGAGGCCAATACCCGCGACATAATGTTTGCCGTCTTTGGTCTGCTCAATTTTGACAGCCCACATGGCATTCCACTTATCGTTGGCGTCCTTCCACTCTTTCGAAAACTCCTCCAGTCTGCTGACGTTATCCTCCGTCAGCTCGACTTTTTCCAGCAGCTCCTTGCCGAGATGGGATTCGGTTATCTTGCCTTTGAAAAAATCCAGGTAACCTTCCGCATCATCGCTCACCCGACCGACAGCCTCCACGAATGTCGATTTGCCGACGGTGTTCACACTGCGAACGTAAAAATAATAATCATGGCCCGGTTTGATATTGATACTGGCGGCTATCCAGTACAGCGCCGTGCCAAGATAACGCGCGCTGGTTTCAACCTGCCTGATATCCGCAATCCGATTTTCCGAGAACCAGAACTCAAACTGTACCGTCGGATCATAAACCGCAAGATGCGGCGTGGCGGTTATCTGAAAATAGCCCGGCGTCAGCTCAATCCGCGATGGCGCTGCCGGTGCGGCAATCCGGAACGATACCGACGCCGGATCGCCCTGCTGCCCCCACGCATTTACCGCCCGGACTGTCAGACTGTAATTTCCCAGAGCCAGCTGCCTGAAGCGGTATGTGGTTTCCGTCGTCCGGGCCGTGCTGACCAGCCGCTCACTGCCGTCATCCGCTGCCACGGTCAGGCGAAGCATAAAGCTCACGCCCTTCACCACCTTCGGCGTATCCCAGCGCGCCAGCACCTGGTATTCCCCGCTGTCTGCGGTGACTTCGGCGGTCAGGTGCTGCACCGCTGGCGGCGTGACACCATTCACCGTGCCGCTCTGGTCGCCGTCAAAGTGCGCCCCGTTATCCACGATGGCTTCTTTTTCCGGTACATGCTGCACGGCAGTGATGGCATACGTGCCGTCATCGTTCTCACGGATACTCACACAGCGGAACAGGCGCTGGCGCAGCGTCGGCAGCTTCAGCCCCCACACGCTGTATTCGGCAACGCCGTCAGGAACCCGACTCACTTTCACCTTCACGCCGTCGGTGACGGACTGAACCTCCACGCTGACCGGACTCCCCTGCCCGTCAACCAGGCTTATCAGCGTGGTACCGGAGGATGGCAGCGTGATTTCACGGTCGAGCGTCAGCGTCCGGGTCTGGCTGTTCACCGCCAGCACGCGCCCGCCAATGCTGATCCCCGCATAGTCATCATCGCAGATTTCAATAACATCACCCGGTACATGGCGAAGCCCTTCTGCGCCGACGCTGAAATCCACGGTCTGCGTTTCCAGCAGTTCTGTTTTAATCAGCCACAGCCCGGCGCGGTGTGCCTGCCCCCGGCTGGTACAGCCAAAGGCATCCATCTTCGTGACGTTACGACCGTAACGGGCAATGGCCTGCGTGTCCTCCACAAGCTCTGTCGCCGTCTCCCAGCCGTTATCCGGGTCAATCCAGTTCACCTCAACGGCATTATGACGGTCCTTCAGGGCGCTGAAGCTGTAGCGGAACGGCGCGCCATCATCCGGCATCACCACATTACTGCGGTTATAGGTCCACACCTTATCCGATGGCCGGTCCTGCACGAACGTCAGCGTCTGCCCGTTCCATACCGGCATACAGCGCATCGCCGAGCAGAAATCACTGAGCACATCCCACGCCTTGCGCTGCGTGGTCAGCCAGGCATTACAGGTGATGCGCGGCTCCGTGCCACCAAAGCCATCCGGCACCGACTGGTCGCAATTCTGGCCGATGACATACAGCGCCCATTTGTCCACATCCGCCGCACCGAGACGCTTCCCCATGCCGTAGCGCGGATGGGTCAGCATATCCCACAGACACCAGGCCATGTTGTTGCTGTATGCTGGCTTAAACGTTCCGTCCCAGATACCGCTGTATTGCCGCGTCTGCGGGTTATAGTTCGACGGCACCTGCAGAATGCGCCCGCGCAGATGATAATTACGGCTCACCTGCTGGCTGCCGAACTGCTCCGAATCCACCTGCACGCCGACCAGTGCCGTGTTCGGGTAGCACTGTTTCACATCGATGATTTCGGTGTATGACGACCAGAGCGTTTTGTTCTGCAGCTGGTCTGTGGTGCTGTCCGGCGTCATCCTGCGCATCCGGATATTGAACGGGCGCGGCGGCAGGTTACCCACCACCACCGAGGCCAGATACTGCGAGGTGGTTTTGCCCTTAATGGTGATGTCTTTTTCCGTCACCCAGCCACCGTTACGTTGTATCTGAACCAGCAGGCGGACTTCCGATGGATTCCTGTCCCCCTTTGAGGTGGTTTCCACCAGTGCCTGCACGCCGAAAGTAAAACGCAGACGGTCAATGTTTGCCGACGTGATGGTCCGGGTGATCGGCGTGTCATATTTCACTTCTGTACCGAGCACCGTCTCGGAGCCGGAGGATTCAAATCCCTCCGGCGGTGTCTGCTCCTGCTCACCGGCCCGGAACACCACCGTGACGCCGGATATATTGGTATTCCCCTCACTGTCCAGCACTGGCGTACTGTTCAGCAGCACGCTTTTTAATCCATCCACCGGACCTTCAACCGGCCCTTCGCTGATGGCATCGATCACACTCAGCAACTGCGTGGACTTCAGGTTGTCCTTCGCTTCGCGCGGAGTATGCCCCTTACTGCTGCCTTTACCCATTCCTCACGCTCCATAAACGACAAAACCGCCCGGAGGCGGTTTCACATAAACGTTTTTCATCAGCGACCAATCACCACAACCTGACCACCATCCCCTTCGTCTGCCGTGCTGATCTCCTGAGAGACCACCCGCGACCCCACGCGCATTTCACCGTACAGAACGGGCAGAACATTGCCCTGGGCAACCATGTTATCCAGTGAGGAGAAATAGGTGTTCTGTTTGCCGTTATCTGTACTTGCTGCCGTGGGCGTCCTGGCTTTCGGTGCCAGCATCTGCGCCACACCACCAAGTACCATACTGGCACCGAGAGAAAACAGGATGCCGGTCATACCACCGGCCCCAATGGCTGCCCCCCATGCTGCAAGGGTGGCTCCGGCGGTAAAGAATGATCCGGCAATGGCGGCAGCCCCCAGGACAATCTGGAATACGCCACCTGACTTGGCCCCGGCGACTCTGGGAACAATATGAATCACAGCGCCATCAGGCAGAGTCTCATGTAACTGCGCCGTTAACCCGGACGTGCTGACGTCCGCCCGGCAATCCGTACCTGATACCAGCCGTCGCTCAGTTTCTGACGAAACGCCGGGAGCTGTGTGGCCAGTGCCCGGATGGCTTCAGCCCCCGTTTTCACACGAAGGTCGATGCGGCGGCCAAATCGTTG